CCAATTCACGAATCCCTTTTATCAACAACGAAACAGGCGAGGAAACTGATCAAAACAATAAACCGCAAATGTTGGTGCTATTTGAGCCAAAAGCACCTTACGGCAGTTTGAAGTCGTCTTATGTGTCGTTGCATACGATGAAAGAACAGGGATTAAACACAAAATAAAAAAAGCCGCTATTTCTAGCGGCTTTTTTCATCATCTAATATTTTTCTCAATTTGGCTTTTTCGTCATCTGACAGTTTTCCTAAAACTAGTTCAAGTAATTTATCTTTTGTTAATTTACTACTTCGTGTGGTGTGTCCGAATTCCATATTCATGACAAAGCGATGACCGCACTGGGGATTTTTGCAAGCACAATAATAACGTGTGAATTCACTGTGTATGCGTTCAGCTCTTTCAATTACTGATTTTGCATTGCAAACAGTGCAATAAATATCTGTTGTTCTTGCCATTTTCCCCAAAAGCCACAAAATTAATATGTGATCATTATTATATATAACACTGGCATTTTGTATAGTCTTTGAACGTAAATTTATTTGCTAAAATTTTGCTCACGGAACTTGATTTTTAACAAAGTTTTTATTTCGGGATCACTGTTGATAGTTTCAGCTATTATCTCCTGCAGTGGCATGACTTCATCATAGTGATAGACTTCACGATATTTTAAGGGGTCACCTAATCCTGCAGTATTTGTTGGGATGATGCCGCTTAAACCTGCAGGGAATCTGTGTGCTGTTAAAACGTCTTGTGCAGATATGTTTTTAATATTAGCAAATTCATCTTTTGTGCCGGTATCGCCAATCGGAATCACTTTTAACCCGTCAGGATGACCGCCAGCAATATTCACAAACATAGATCGGAAATTTCCTACGCCTTTAGATTCACTGATCTTTCTTGCGATCTCTTCTTCCATTTCTTCCGTTAAGTCGGGATCCGTTGAGTACAAAATAAAACCCATGTGTGCTCCGTTGCTAAAATAGCGACGGCGAAATACTGTCGCATCAGAATTTAGCAATGCCGATTGAATACCGCCTACATAATCTGGTGATCCATAAACTTGTTGCATAGGGTCGTAAAGTTTAATGAAGATAATATCTTTCGCATCATAGCGATAGATTTCTTGTGCGGTATCATAAAGCGATTTTTTCATTAAATAGGAATAGCCGCCGTCTTTGCGTACTCGTAAATAAAGGCTGGAAAGAGGCACTAAACGCACCACTTGACCAAAACCATTACGAACTTTTAAAAGCCCCACATCTCCAAATTGAATTAGGTTTAGGCAAAGTGCGCGCATATCCATACGAGATAACGCTTTTCCGCCTTCGTAAAGTGCGCTTACCATATTGGCTCGACTATGCAAAATTCCGCCGTGTTGTGCGTTTTGGTGTGGTAGTTTTGCCAGTGCGTGACGATTCACAGGGGGCAAATAGCAGTTGTAATTTTCGTCAAAGCCAATACCGACATAATCTAACGCGGGTGAGGCGGTTATCTCACTTAATGAAAAAGTGCGGTCATTAATAGGCGCAATCACAATGCCTTTTTTACTGTCTTTTTTTACATTAGTTTCCACTTAATACACTCCATCCGCGACGTTTGCGCGGTTTATCATTTAAAGATTTTTTGTTGATGGCATTACAAATTGCGAAAAACACATCGGCGTGCTGTGTTTTCACGGTGCGTTCGGCCGTGAACGTCATTGTATTACCGCTTTTTGTTGATTGGTGCTTAATCATTAAAAAGCTAGGCACAATATCAAGTTCTTTTTCGCTCCACTCAATTTGCCCATGCTCAACCAAATCATGCACTTTTAATACCATACCTGTTTTGCTTTCGGGGTTGTAAATAATCGCCGTGGCGGCACGGCGTGCAAACTCTTTAACCAGTTCATAAACCCCATAACCTACACCCGTCGCATCTATGCCGATGTAGGTCATATTGTATTTCTCATAAAGTGAACGAATTTGGTTCGCTTGATACACATAAGATAGCCCATGCCATTGATGCCGTTCGAGTAAGCGATATTTTTCACCTGGTAACGCAGGTGGAGCAATAATCACAAAGCTAGCCCCATCGCCACTGTGTGCGGGGTCGAATCCGCCCCAAACTTCACGATCACCAAAAGGGCGATCCGCTTTTGGGTTAAAGTCTTTCCATTTCGTAATATCTACGCCACATTTTAAAAGTTGATGAACGGTGAAAATAGAATCCGCATCATCAATCCAAACGCACATATAAAGCTGATTGAACGCGTATTTGCTATAGCGCTGTTTCAGTTTCTCAATATTAAATAACGTATCGGCACCGCCTTTTAGTGCATCTTCAATCGTCACCACATAACGCCACTGACCATCAGGGCAAAGTCGCCCACCGTCACGCAATTCTGCAAAGGTAGGGAATGGAATGTTTTTGCGTTTAGGGTCGCCATCTCGCCAGTTGTCGCCACTCCAAAAAGAATAGGATTCATGGAATTTGGAAGAGGGCGTACTGAAATAGGTTTCACGCCATTTTTCATGCGTTGCCATGGCTGATGCCACATCATTGAATCGTTGAAAGTCACGAATCCACGCATATTCATCGCCGTACACGTGGCCGCTATTCCCTTGTGAGGTATTTTTATTGGTCGATAAAAAATGCAACTCTGCGCCATTGCTTAAAATAATCGGGTTGCCAGTCAGCTCAACACCGAAATATTCCCTCGCCATCTTCACGATGTAATTTTTAAAGATTTCTGCTTGTCGCTTACTAGCTGATAAGAATATTTGATTGTCACCGCTGAAAATCGCATCTTCCAACGCCTCAAAACTGAAATAATAAGTTGCCCCAATTTGGCGCGATTTCAGAATATTGCGTACATCGTGGTGCTTGTTGGCGCGAATGTGTTTTTGATAATCAAACAACGAATCAATAAACGGCTGGCACATTTCGGGCGTAACGTGGGAAATATCATTCTTTACCCGTTTTTTCTTCTTGCGTTCATCGCCGTCACCACTATCGGCAAAGGTGCGTTCACTGCCAGAAACGTCCGCATCCAGTCGGAAACCGATATTGTCACCTGTCTGGACGGGGAATCCATTCACAGCCGGGACGTTCATCTGACCCTGTCCGACAGGAAGCTGAACTTCTTCGGCCCGCAGGGCTGCGACCCCAATTACGGCGCAGGCCCCCGGTGAAAATTTCATATCTTATTTACAATTTCCCCCTTTACAAACCGGGGGAAGTGTACTATGATAACAGCGTTAGCACTCGAAAGGATTGAGTGCTAACGCTGAAATTTGCTGATCATTAAAAATATATAAGGAGGAATTCAACATGAAACTCACCCCGTTGTCTGATCGTGTGATTCTGAAGATGGTAGAAACCGAGGAGACCACCAAGGGCGGCATCATCCTCACCGGCTCCGCAAAGGAGAAGCCCTCTGTGGCAGAAGTCATTTCCGTCGGCCCCGGCGGTATGGTGGACGGCAAGGAAGTCACCATGACCGTAAAGCCCGGCGACAAGGTTATCACCAGCCAGTATGCCGGTACTAAGGTGACGCTGGAGGACGTGGAGTATGTGGTCGTCCGTCAGGGCGATATTCTGGCCATCGTCGAATGACCTAAAGAGGGGATTTCATCCCCCCTTTAGATTCCCCCCACCAGTTTGAGAACTGGTGAACGCCGCCCCCGGCGGCTGGGTCAATGTATTTTCGCCACGCACATGTCACGGCGAAAATGATTGAAATTTATCTTTGCTTCTAATTTTCTGGGAGGTTATGAATTATGTCTAAGCTCATTATGCGCGGCGATGAAGCCCGCAAGGCTCTGCAGGCCGGCGTCGATCAGCTGGCCGATACCGTTAAGATCACCCTTGGCCCCAAGGGCCGCAACGTGGTTCTGGATAAGAAGTACGGCGCTCCCCTCATCACCAACGACGGCGTCAGCATCGCCAAGGAAATTGAGCTGCCCGATCCCTTTGAGAACATGGGCGCGCAGCTGGTGAAGGAAGTTTCCACCAAGACCAACGATGTCGCCGGCGACGGCACCACCACCGCTACCCTGCTGGCACAGGCCATGATCCATGAGGGTCTGAAGAATCTGGCCGCAGGCGCCAACCCCATCGTGGTAAAGAAGGGTATGTCCAAGGCCGTGGAGGCCGCTGTGGCTGAGGTCAAGAAGCAGGCCAAGAAGGTGGACGGTTCCAACGACATCGCCGCTGTTTCCAGCGGCGATGAGGAGATTGGCAAGCTGATTGCCGACGCCATGGAGAAGGTCTCCGCCGACGGCGTGATCACCATTGAGGAGTCCAAGACCGCCGAGACCTACAGCGAGGTCGTGGAAGGTATGCAGTTCGACCGCGGCTATATCACCCCCTATATGGTCACCGATACCGAGAAGATGGAGGCCGTCATTGACGATGCCTATATCCTCATCACCGACAAGAAGATCTCCGTCATCTCCGACATCCTGCCCATTCTGGAGCAGCTGGTGCAGTCTGGCAAGAAGCTGGTCATCATCGCCGAGGATGTGGAGGGCGAAGCCCTGAACACCCTGATTGTCAACCGCCTGCGCGGCACCCTGAACGTTGTGTGCGTCAAGGCCCCCGGCTTCGGCGACCGCCGCAAGGAGATGCTGCAGGATATTGCCACCCTGACCGGCGGTACCGTCATCAGCGAGGAGGTTGGCCTGGAACTGAAGACCG